AAAAAAAATCCACATTTCTGTGGATTTTTCTGTATGAATTGATACTAAATGAATTAGTAAATTGGGTTATAGTAGCCCTTGTTCTCATCCTCGTTTTGTGCATAACCAACAAGTGTTGCACGATATAGAGGACAATCCTTGTGATTTTCTCTGTCTGAGAGGTAATCAACATTAAGTGTGAAATTACCAAACTCATTCTCTGAGATAAATCCAGAGAGATCTCCATCTGGTGTGATACGAACCTTCCAACCTTCAATGTTGTACTGTCCGCCGTTATTAGGATCACCAAGGAATAGTAACTCACCTTCGATGAATCCTGCGATTCCACCTGCTACACTGATGAAATCTTGCTCTGGTACTTCAAATGAAACCTTAACCTTATCTCCTGTCTTGATAAGTCCTTCTTGTGTAATCTTTACAAGACCACCGCGAGATTCAAGTTCATTTACTACATAGTCCTTACCCTCTTTGTATGTGGTAATTGGTGCTTTAAGTTCTGCTTCATTCATTACAGTGCTTGCTGTGAATGAATGTAGAGTACCTACTGTTGCAACGATTGTTGCGCCACTTGCAAGTGTAAATGTTTCTGTTGTCTTTGTAGTTGTAACAGAGAATGTCTGTACTGCCCCACTAAGACCTTCACGAACTTCAAGTGTTAATCCATTGAGGTCACCATTACCAGTTGGTGCGTTCTTAACTGTAATAAATACACGAACATCATTTGTTCCTGCAAATGCCGCTGGCGCAAGAGTGAGTGTTCCACCCTTTGTGTCTGTAAGTGTATCATTTGTAAGTGTGACTGTTGAAATAGTCATACTTGGTGATACGCTCTTTGCCTCAAACTTTGCAGGAATTGTATTTTCTGGCTTAACAACTATATTCTTCACATTCATATACTTGTTGCCGTCTGCATCCACAAGTGAAATAATTGATGGATTACCTAGAACCTCATATACCTCATCTGTAAATGTCTTAGCTACCTGCTTTCTAATACTCTCCTCACCGAAAAGTCCTAATGCAAGATTATATGGGTTATATTCTTCAAGTGTAATCTTTGAACTTGCCTTAACACTTGTTACAACACTCGCCATAAGTTCTCTATGCTTGTTCATGCTAGAGTTCTTATCAACCTTCTCAATGTCTGTTGTAATTGTGAATCCAGTTGAATTTCCGAGATGGTGGAATCCATGCTTATCCTTTGAATGTGTACGCTTGAAATAAAGTGTACCTGCACCAACCATCAAATCTTCTGGTCTGCTAAATGCCTGATTTGACAATCTATCTTCCTCCTTTATACCATTCTATTGAAACAACCGTTCTGTTGGCTACTACGGCAGGTGCATTTTCATCACCATCGCTTAGTACACCTTCTACTATTAGATTGCTCCCTAGTCCATTACTATGTAAATATCTATTAAACTCATTTAATACTGCTATGAGTTCATTTTCTGCGTCATATATCTGTCTATATAAGGTATCATCATAATCAACATCCCCTGTTGCTTCTCCTTTTATAAACAAATCTATAAACAATCTTATCTTTGCGCCTACTATTGCGCCTTGCTTATGAACACTTTCTTCTGACTCAAATAATATGTATATTGCAGGATACTCACCTGCATTTCCTAAACCAACTTTTACTACTAGATCATCGCGGTCAACTAAAAAATCAAATAGTCTTTTTCCATCTTTACGCCTATAAGACTTTATAAAATCTCTAAGCCTTATTGCTACATCATTCCAATATAATCTTTGTAACATATTAGTTCCTCGCTATTGGTTGAGTAAATGGAAATCTTCTTCTTTTTGCTGGCTTTCCATTTGTGAATGTTAGTGGTGTTATCTGCTTTATTAAATCATTTAATGCTTCCCTATACATTCTATATTTTAATGCAAATGAATCATTGTCTGCACTTAAATCATGTCTACTGCCTACAGAGCCGCCCTTAGTAAATAGTGCTTTTCTCTGTGCTGCTGTCATATAAGCATATATCATAGCCAATCTACTTATTAGATATGGTGTTGGTGAATAAATTTCCTTCTTATCTATTCCCATACTTTGCGCTATTGATTCTACATATTGAGTTGATTCCTTTACAATTTCTGGTGTTACATAAGTTCGTAAGAGGGCATCATCTAACATAGTAGTATCAAAATACTGTCTAGTAGCTATATCCTCTATATCTGCCATTGGTATACTTGGCACTACTTCATCCCCCCTGCTATTCTCTTCACTTCATCCTTAAACATTTGTGCAATTCTAGATCTATTCTTACTATAAGCGTTTCCTAAAATATCTCTTGGTCTTATTCCCCTAACAAGAGGATTCCTAACCCATCTTCTTCGCCTTATCCAATAATAACCTCTAAAATTACCATACTTATTTAAGTCTATTTGTTGCTTCTTTTTTCCATAGATTCCTGTTCCCTCAATTTGAAATTTTCCATAAAATACTGATCTCTCATCTTGATAAACAGTTCCTACAATTCCATCATTAGTATCTCTTGTTCTATACTTAAATGAACGTGATAAACTACCACTTCTATCAGAATACCAATGATGTTGCCTTGCATGATCTCTTACAATCTCACAAGCCTTTTGAAGTGTCTTTCTTAATCTCTTCCTGACTTCCCTATCAGATAATAAGTCATTACTTAATAATCCTTTAGGTGCTTCTATGGACGCTTTTAGCTTTCCCATGATATAAAATCATCCGTGTGATATTTCTACCACACGGAATCTCCTTAATTCAATTACTTTATCTTCGCAATCATGATTGATCCGCTACCATTTTCAATATCTGCACTGAATGATGGTAAGCAAATCTGTGATACAAGAGTCTCAACATTGACTGGATGTGTAATTGTGCGTGTTGTAATAGCAACACCTGTATCAACAATTTTCACATCTGCGCCAGTGTTTGCCTTTCCGAGAAGGTCAATCTCTTCTGGTGTTGTACCAAACACCATATCGCCAAGAACACCGCCAGCTGGGAGTAATGTAACTCTCATATCTGGGTAAAGTGGAAGTCCAGAACCTCCAACGTGTTCCGCATAAGCAGTATCATTGATTAGGATTCTAATGCCTGTTGCATTTTCTACGAAATCCTTAACCTGTGTATTTGTAATAAGCATAGAATCAATGTTAGTTGCTTGAATAAGTGGGAACATCGCCTTTCTTGTGCTCTCGCTTGCCTTAATAAGATTGAATGTCTTTGTAGTCATAACCGCAAAGCCCATATTTACATATAGCTTTGTACGAGCAAAATCTACCCAATCAATAAGGTCTTGAATTGGTGTTGATGTTGCAGTATTACTCCAATCTGCATCAACAAACTGTTGCTTGCCAAGACCATAGTCATAGTCTAGCTTTACACCATTATCTGCAATCTTAATATGACCTGTGGAAATAAGTTCCATAGCCATCTTCTCCCGACGAACCTTTGCGCCTCTAATGAGGTTATTTGTATCATCAAAAATCTGTGTCATAAAGCCCTTGAGTAACTGCTCATTTGCAAGAACCATGATCTGTTGACGAAGTGTTTCATCAATACTCATTCTCTCACGGAAGAATGGCATACTCTGCTTTGTGAGTTCGATTGAGAGACGATCTCTTGTGACTGCCTGTGTATCAAACGCGGATGCCTTTAATTGCACTGGAAGTCCTGCACGTCCACCAATCTTATTTATCTCTAGTCCTACAATCTTCTTTGGCTTGAAAAGTATATGACCCATATACTTTGATTGGTCTTCCTTACGCTTGTCCCAATACATAGCCACATTTGTAGGAGTTAAAATATCAAATAAATTCAAACTATATTACCTCCCTTAATTAGTCCTTACGACCAAACATAATTCTTGGTAGCTTTGCCTTAACAGCAGCGCCAACATCTCTTGGCATCTTATCAAGGTCAATAACACCATGAATAATAAGTGCTCCTGTTGCTTCACCCTTTGTAACATCAACACTGTGGTAGAGAATACCATCAATATCTCCTGTTACTGCTTCAACACCACCACCTGCAAGTGCGCCAGATGCAGCAGCCGCTACATCAAGTCTATGGTCGTTATCATTAAGACTTGCAATAACATATGTATTTGCAATAGTGTCATTATTGATTGCATTAACCACATCTTCAAGTGTTGCATTTACTACCTTCTTTGCGTCTGTGCCGAGTGTAACATCAAGTGTATGAGTTGTTGTATTAAATGTTGCAACTGTTGGTGCATTTGCACTTGTAGCAGCAACTATATTAACTGAGTGAGTAACTGCACCCTCGATTCTTGATGTGATAACAAGGTATGTAAGTAATGTAGCACTTGCCTTAGTTACTGTTACATTAGCTTCCTGTGCAATCTGTTGTGGGTCTACTAATAGGCTATTTGTACGACCTACTAGGTAAGTTCCCTGTGGAATTATATATCTTCCCTTATCTGTTGGTGTTAGACCTGTTACTGTTGTCTTATCTACTGTTACTGGTCGCGCAAGGTAACCTTCGCGAATGAGTAGTAAGTCATTATCAAGTCTATCAACTTTCTTTACATCATGTTGTAAAATACTCAAAATTTATCTTCCTCCTTTTATCCAAAAAGTTCAGCTAGTGACTTCTGACCGCCCTCATCACCACCATCACCTATAATTGAGTTCATAAAGTCCTCATTTTCCTTATTATTAGAGCCGCCTCCTGCGCCACTTCCTGCGCCTCCACGAGCATCTACCTTAACAAATTCTGGATTTGCTTTAGCCCAATCTGCTATACCATCCTTTAGTGGGATTTCCTTACCCGCTTCATCCTTCATGAAAATATTAACACCATCTTCATCAAGTTCTGTCTCTGCAAAGAAACGGTTTACCCACTGTTCTGCTTTAATAACATTATTTGCTTGAAGTTCCTTTAGGATAGCCGACTGCTTGACTGACTTTACCCTATTTGCCTTTTCTGTTGCAAGTTCGCCGACAATCTTCTCATTTTCCTTCTTTAGACTATCAAATTCACGTCTAGCCTTAGTGAGTTCACGATTAAGTTCCTTATAATCTTCACTACCCTTAACATTTCCTGCAAATGAATCCTTAACATCATCAAGCATCTTATCAAAATCATCTGCTTTCATGTCTAGCTTAAATGCCTTAACAACAATATCTAGCTTATCCTTTGATTCATTTAGAGAAGCCTGCTCCTTTTCCAGTTTATCGGCTTTCTTCTTTGATTCATTAACCTGCTTTTCTAATGTTGTGTATTCAGCCTTTAGAATCTTTACCTTTTCCTCATCGAGACTTAGAGCCTCACATAGTTCCTTAAATGTCATTTCTAAATTCCCCCTAATACTAATTCATATAAATTATATCACAACTGTTACAATTTGTCAAATTTTTACCAACCTGCATTAAATGCTCTATTTGCCATAATATTTTTATTAGCAAAATACATTGTTAGATAACGCGCTGCATCTGCACAGTGGTCTGTATCATTCTTCAATGGTGCATCTATGCCTTTTAACTGCTTCTTCTCATCCCATACATATGAATATAATGACGCTATAGTTTCTTTACACTCATCCGACACTATGAATTTCTTCTCACCCATCATAGTTGCTACTGTTCTTATTCCATCCATGACCTCATTATCTGCATTTTTAGTTTTCATATGGAATCTTCTCACATTTAACTTAAAACTTGCAGCAGATGGATCTATTACAATAGGAATATCTCTGTATGTTTTTCCTGTTAAGTCATATACATCCTCAATAAATTTCCTTAGATCTTCTGTATATTCTTGGTCTGTTTTTTGAACATCTGGTGTTCCCTGCTTTTCTGCTTCATCGCGCCCACTGTAATAATATTCTTTGCAAACGTAAATCGTACCATCAATAGTCTTACCACCTAGTAAAAATACTGTTGCATTTTGAGTACCATAGTCAACACCTATTGCCCACTGAATAATATCTTCATATGGTACTTTATTTCTTGGTATTATATTTTCATTCTTATCAAACATTGTATATATTAAACCATCTGCAACTGCCCACTTACCTAAAATATTTCTATCATAGAAAACACCTTTGAAGTGTGCCTTATATCTTTCTTTTGTCTCTTCTGTTAGTGATAGGTTATCATCCATAGTAAAGTGTATGTATAAACCATCTGTCTCCTCTATTCTACTTAGCACATCTTTATAAAACCAGTGGTATGGACTGTTTGGGTTACAGTTACAGAAACATTTTGCTCCGTGTACTGATAAACGTCCAAGTGCCTGTAAATAGAATGATTTTGGCATCAAAACCACTTCATCAAGATATAGTCCACATAGGGTTATACCTTGAATCAGGTCTTGTGAACTCTCGTCCCTACCCCCGAAGATGAAGAAGTAATTAACCTTGTTTTCGTACTTTATCTCAAGATAATTTTCACTTCTATGGTCTATACACTCAAACCCTATGGTTAATAACATAGCCTTTAATGATGGAATAATGTTACGCCTAACAGAACCTACACTCTTTGAAGCTATTACTGCGTTCATATCATTAAAATTATTCATTACAAATAATACAAATGATAATGACATAGCTATTGATTTTCCTGCTCTTATACTTCCATCTGCTACTACCATGAATTTATCTTTTACTGGACTATCCTCATGCCAAAATGTTAATAACTTCATCTGCTTATCTGAAAATGGCTTAAAATCAAATGTTCCCTGTTTTACATCTTTTCTGTTAGACATTACTTACCTCAATTCATTGGTTGTACTGCTACTACCTGTTCTGGTGTAATAGGTGTTCCCTTACTTCCACTCTTATCGAAATCTTCTAATGCCCCTTCAAGAACAAGATTATCTTCATTAGTTAGCATAGCCTTGATGACCTGTCTCTTTATTTCTTCATTAACCTTTGGTGATATATTCATCTGTAGCGCAGTAGTTGCATTTGCTAATACTGTTGTAGTGTCTATAATTCCGTAATCACTATTGTATGTAATTACTATATTGGAATTATCTTCTCCCATATATCTTCCAAAAATAAATGCTATCTTTTCCTCTGTATCTTTTATCTCTTGTGCAAACTCTGCTATAGATTGATATAACTGTTGATTATCATATTGCATAGCTATACCAGAAATATTATAACCAATAGAATCTGATTTTAGTCTTAGGTTAGCCATACGATATATCTCTCTAACCATTAGATTTATCTCATTTTCAATAATATCACTTGATGCAGATGGCGGTGTTATCCATTCTGGTGACTGACTTCCCTGCTTATAGATAAGTGTATCTGCTGTTCCATATTTTATTGGTGTTTCCTCACCATCAAAATCATCATCCTCATCAATAGGTATGGTTAGTAATGAAAATGCCTGTGCTCTATTTCTTTCTCTTAGTTCTGAACAAGCATTATATAGTGCATGATTAGTTCTTGCTATTGCATATAAATCTGATTGTGGAATTAGTGTATCACTATCATTCCTTGTGCCATATAGAGGTATAATTGGAATTACACCTACTGGATTTACATTCTTTTCTCTTACACCTTCTACTTCTTTTATGTAGAAATCATTTGTCCATGTCCAATGTTCTCTTACTTTCTTTGCTGAGCCGTCTGATTCTAACTTAACATCTTCTATCCAATATGTTATACTTACAAGCCTACCTAATTTATCTGTATACCACTTTTCTACTTGTGCAGGACTTACTAGATATAAATATGGGAATAATCTTTTTTCTATTCTATCTTTTTGTGTTATAACAACTCCTTGCTCTAACTTTTCCATATCTATTACAATAAATTCTACTCCATGAAGTTTTGCCCTTATTGCTGCTCTCTTCATAAATCTTGTAAGTGTTGTGTTATTTCCATCAACATCTTCTGCAAATGATGGGTATGTACTTGACATATTATCCCTTATTGGATCTGTCTTGAATATTGGATTAACAAGTGCCGTTGTAATAGGTTTTACATAATTTATGAAATATGCCATATTTTTACGTCTTAGATATTTTGGCATCATCTCGCTAACGTGTGGAATAATGTAATCCCCACTTTCAAATCCACCACTTGCTCTATAGGCATCATCTAATAATTTATATCTATCTATTGACTGACCATCATAAGGTGCTGCCGCTAGTATTTGCTGCATTATTTCACTCATAGCAGATTCATATGTTATATAAGTTTGACGTTCTCCATTAGAACCTAAAACTGTTCTCTTTTCTCCTATTTTTTCTTCCATTAGTTCTCCTTACCAAGTGCTTCATGTAATTCCTCATATACATCCTCATCACTGTTCCAATTATCTGCTACCCTACCTGCAAGTGCCTTGAGAATTTGTGTATTTAGGTTCTCCTTGATATTATTATCATCTGCCCAACCAAAGAACTCCTGTAATCTATTCCAACACATCATCTTATCCACTAGCTTTATTTTAACACCATCTTTTCCATTACTTATATCAGTAATCAAGCTAGTATCTACATCTCCACTATTTGCTAGATATACTCTGTTTACTTTTCTTGTAATTGGCTCTCCACTATCTAGGTCTATCATTACTGTACCATCTGAATTATACTGAGGAACTTCTTCTTGCCCAAATTTTACATAATCACCAACATCTGCAAACGCGCCTTTTAATAAAAATTCTATATATTCTTTTACGTCAATATTATAGTCTCCTTCTAGTTGTGCCTTATATTCAAATATGCTATCTTGAATATGCTTCTGCCTAAAAAACTTTCTTGACTCTTTTCTTGCTTTATCTTTATCTACACCAAATGCTCTCATATATGATTGCAGTATATTCCGTGATTTTAGATATTCTGATACGAATACTTCTTCCTTTTCGTTTAACAACATATCTCCCCCTTTCCTCATTTAATTTTATTATACCACATAAAAACATTTATGTCAAATAAAAAGAGAACCATGCCGTTTTGGTTCTCTTTTTACTGCCCATGTCTATGCCGTTTTTTGAAAGGAGGTGTTATCATGTTCCCACCCCAATCCCTACTCACTTTGCCCGCCGTGAGTCCGCCTTATTATTTAATTTTTCTTCTTGTGTCTGTTCTCCTTATATTCCATAAGTTCTGGAATAGCAGGTACTACTGGTGTATTCATCTTTCGTGTCTTTATATAAAATGAATACATTGATTTAGAGTTTGCGTACTTCTTCATATTATCAACTCCTAAACTTAATTTCAAAATGTGGTTGCAGGAGTGAGATTTGAACTCACAACACCTAGCTTATGAGGCTAGTAACTTAACCATTAGTTTATCCTGCAATATGGCTCTCTCGGCACGGCTCGAACGTGCGACCCACTGGTTAACAGCCAGTTGTTCTCCCTACTGAACTACGAGAGAATATGGTGCTACGAAATGGAATCGAACCACTGACGCGAAGTTCTTCAAACTTCCGCTCTACCAACTGAGCTATCGTAGCATGGTGCTCCCTATCCGAATTGAACAGATATTCATAGTTTACAAAACTATTGTACTAACCATTATACTAAAGGAGCAATTTCACAAGACACTTATCTATCTTCAAATTATTTTCAAAACCAATTTAGATGATATTTGCTGTTTGTGTCTTTTTATGTTATCTAGGCTCTCTATACTCTATCTACCAAATAAACATACAGATTATACATTTGCTGCTTGAGCCTATATTATTAACAAATTATGGTGCGGGTGGAATGAATCGAACATTCGACTCGTGTTCCCAAAACACGGGTTTTACCGCTAAACTACACCCACATGGTACGCCCACAGGGACTCGAACCCCAATTAGCTGGATATAAGCCAGATGCTCTAACCATTGAACTATAGGCGCATAAAATATATGCAGAACTTGCTCCACCTCTAGCCTTGAAACGCAAGTTATTATCAGCTTCTCGGGATGTTTTTCATGTGGTTGAATTGCGAAGCGTCTTGCTTTCTCCCAACCATCTTCACATCACACCATCTGCCACTATGTTCAAGGTTATCTGCTAGTGAGGTCTTTTCAATCTATTTTATGAACCACATAGGTAAAATAACTTATGGTGTCGGTAGCAGGACTCGAACCTGCACCCACTTAACTAGAGGGGATTTTAAGTCCCCTGTGTCTGCCAATTCCACCATACCGACATGGAGCGTGTAGAGAGGATTGAACTCTCACCCTTGGTTTGGAAGACCAACATTCTACCATTAAACTACACACGCTTTACTTAATCATATCTTCTAGCATCTTCTTTAGATGTTTTTCTTCAAGAGGTACTATACTTCCATCCTCATTCTTAAACATTGGTTGGTCATATTCCTTTGACATTACTACTCCATACTTTTCGCATAGATTATCAAACATCTCTCTGTCAAACTCTTTCATTTCTTATTTCTCCTCTTAAATAAATTTCAATATGGCACGCTTGGCAAGACTCGAACTTGCGACCTAGGGATTAGAAGTCCCTTGTTCTATCCAACTGAACTACAAGCGTATAATAAAAAGGATTTTTAGATTGCCCCCGCCGACAATCACGGATAATCGCAGTAAACTCATTAGCCTGTCTTAACTCTTTGACCTACCGCCTTATAACTTGCGGTGCTAATTCCCGTCTTTCGGATATATTGAGGTTTATCATCTCTAGGCACGCCCCAATATATCTCTGCCAATTCTGTTATAATTTGATTTGTTATATTAGAATTTGCTGTATGTGCCTAATTCTCAAGACGCACTTTCTAATTATGGATTTGATTTCAAGTCAAAGTATTTAATAAATAGAAGTTGCTGTTTGCGTCTTTACTCTTATAGTTTAACACATTTCTGTGTTCTTGTCAAGCCCTATTTTTGAAAATCTTGTCGATAATCTCATATCGTGGCTTATTTAGTTGCTCTACTAATGCTTCATATGGATTTGCCTTTGAAGACATAACCATCTGCATTAGATTCTTACTAAATCCACTAAGGAGAATTACACCGAGGTCATTCTCTGTCATAGGAATAGTGTTTGTCCTAGAATTTACATTCCAGAAAATCACCTTTGGCATTTTATAGCCATGTCCCTCAAAATCTCTCTGGATTGACTTAAACAGATGGGCATTATTCTTTGCCACATAGTAATTCTGTGCTTCATCAAACTCCATATCACTCACGATAAGCACTGACTTTGGCATATCTTCCTGTGACATATGGTTCTCAATAGCAGTATCAAGAATTAACTTGAAAGTCTTCTCAATATCTGTATTAGAGCAATCTGCCTCATAATATGAATACTCTAGCTTATCCTTTAGTGAATTAAGCCCTGTAATATCACAGAGTTTTGGTCGAGAGCCAAATGTGATGAACTTATTGTGGAATTGACCAGTGTTATTCTCTGCACAATAGAGCGTAATTGCTGTTGCTACCTCTAGTGCGGTCACACTTGAATTACCAACTGGGCAAATCATTGATCCACTACCATCTCTTACTACAAGTGTATTCTCAAACCCATCGCACTTATCTTGTGCTTTCCACATCTCCTCTAGGGTTGTGTCCTCTCGCTTTACATATGTGCGACTAAATGAATCCTTTGTGTAAGCATGAACAATATCATGAAGGAACATAGCGTTTGCGTTAATCTTTGCATTACCGCTCTTTAGTGATTCAAGATATTCATTTCTACGCTCCTCATCATGCCGACTAAATGCGTTCTTGTATAGAACATTAGCCTTTGATGGTACTCCTTCATAATTCACCTCTCCCCACTTGTTTGCAGACATCTTACGTTCTACAACGTCGATATATGCTCGTAGTTCAGATAGTGTTCTGCGATAATCACGCTCTGTGAATTGGAGGTATCGACAAATCATCTTTGCCTTACCCTTAGTCTCCTTGCTGCTTGCATTTGCACTTGGAAGCCACTTAGCAAGGAGTGATACTGGCTTACCATCATCCATGTTCTGCATATCTTGTGCGAACTGTGTGTCAATCTTATGGAGAATGAGGTTGCGAATGAAATCATTCTGTACTCGATATGCAATATCTACATAATCGTCCCATCGTCCATATTCTGCAATGTCTACACCCTCAATGAATGTATTTGCAATCTCTAGGTCATAATCCACAAGTGCTACTACAAACTCGCGGAATGACTTACGCTCTCCTACTCCCTCGCGAACATCGCGTAGATAGAGTAGCCACTTTAGAGCAAGTAGCTTATCCTCATTTAGCGCATGGATAAATGCGTACTTGTCAATTCCATTACGAAAACTAGGAATCTTGAAATTAAGATCTACTAGCTTACTTCCAGTAGTGAGATTTCCTACTGCTCCATTCTCTGTGCGAGAAATTTGTCCCTTCTCTAGTGCGTTCATAAAATTCATTTTAACTAGACACCCTTTCTGTTTTTACCCTTAAACATAATTGAATTTGCTGTCAGCGTCTTCCTACAAGGCTCGTTTCTAGCTACTTTTGATTAACCGTCAAATGCTTGAATATTTGCTGTCTGAGCCTTATGTATGTATTATAACATACTTGAACAGTCTTGTCAAGAGGAAATTTTCAACTTCCTGTCCTCAAGCTGTGATAATAGTATATCACATAATTTACTGTCTGTCAAGCCTTTCAAAAATAATTTTTTCTGGCAAGACTTTTGAGCATACATACCATGAGTTGAATGGCGGATTTGTATACTCTTCTTGATTTCCATAATCTAGGAAATATCTTACTCTCTTATCAAAGACCATTATCTCAAATGAATTCTTTGAGAATAACTCCCACCGCTTAGTTGTGTCCAGAATTGAGAGATTACTAATGAGTATCATAAATGGCTTTCCTAACTGGAATAATTTCTCAAAAATCTCTGTTTTCTGCTTGAACGGTGGATTTGAGATTATTATATCACAATCTTTTGGCTCTGTCAAGAAGAAATTTTCTCCTTCGTCAATATGACTGTGAACTACTTCATGCCCATATTCTTGTAATACTTTTACATAATTCGATTCTGTGGTATCGAATGGACACCACACTTTCTTGAAATTCTTAATGTATGGCAAAATAGGTAAAATTGCCTCTACTGGCGTATAATACTCCTGTGATTTACTTGTTAATAGTTCTTTCACTTAATTCCTCCTCAAATCATATTAGTTATTGCGTAATTTCACACTTTTCATATATCATAACACAAAAAACAGAAAAATGCAAGTACAAAATATTATTTCGGCAAAAATAGATAAAAATTGCCGCTATACTAAAATTTCTAATCAAACTTTAACTTGACATCTATATTTATCTGTGGTATACTCTGTATAAATCCTAATACTGTAT